AGTAAGTGGTGCACCTACTGGTTGCTGGCATTTAACAATTGGAAATCCTAAGTCACCAATTATTGAAATAGGAAATCTTTGTTGTACCAATGCATCAATAGAACATTACGGTCCATTGGGTCTTGATGATTTTCCAACAGGACTTCGTGTGAAGATTTCGCTTGAACCTGGAAAACCATTAGATATTTCAGGCATCGAGCAAATGTATAGTAGGGGAGATACTAGAATATATACTCCAATGGGTAATAAAATTCTTGATATGTACAAAAAATCATCCAAAATAGAAGTATACAAAGACAACAATCAACAAGATACTAACACAAAAACAAAACAAACTACCAAAACTCAAGAATCAATGTTTCTTCCAACTATTTTGGAAGCACCTAAATCATCAATGGAATTAGTTCCTACTAAAGTAGATGCAATTGATTCATTAAAGAGACATTTTGGTACGGATGATGAATATAGAATTACTACAGTGGGTGCAGAATCATTTATGGGTTCTGAACCAGCTAAAAAAGAAAATTCTAATTCATAACACAATATATATTATTATATATGGCACAAACAAAAACAAACAATAGTTTCAATCCGATAAAAGAAGACAAAGATGGTGTTATAGCAAAACGAATGATTTGGAATACCGCCACATTAGAGATGGCTATTAAAGGTCTCGATGACGGTAGAAAACTCGTAGCAAACCCATTTTATGAAAACAATACAAGACTGTTGAAAGCAGAATTGGTATTCCAAAGAACAGAAGAAGAAAAACTTGAGTGGAAAAAATGTGCTACTGACATTATATACTTTGTGAACAAATACTGTAAGTTGATGACTCCACAGGGTATTAAGCATGTTACATTGCGCGGTTACCAAGAACGCTATCTGCAACACTTAATGGGACACCGTCTTAGTATATATCTTGCTTGTCGTCAATGTGGTAAATGTGTTTCATTTTTGACTGTAGCGAAAATAAAAATAGACTTCACACAGATTTTCTGCATTGACGACAAGCTAAAGAATTATTTAGTATCTAATTATTATAGTAAAAAAGAAGATTGTTTCAATTTGCCATTATTTGAATTACAGAACCTGTATGACAAAAGATTTATATGGAAATTGAAATATCATCTTTACAAAAAGCTATACCAATTAGAACAAGATGAAAAGAGTTAAAGAAAATTACAAACAATATATAGAGTACTGGATTAAAAACAATCCAGATTTATCTTATGAAGAGTGTGATAAATTACATAAACAATACACAAAAAGTACAAATTATCAGTGTATAGAGTATTACATAAGAAAAAATCCCGATAAAACTCTAGAAGAATGTGAGAAGTTAAGAGAGGAAGCAGTAAAACGATCCCAGGAAAAACAACTTGATAAAAAGTTAGGTCAAAACAACCCTTGTAGTAAAACAAATAGACCGGAACATTTAAGAAAACAAAACAGTCCTTATAGTTTGGAGTATTACAAAAAGAAATTTCCTGATTTATCTGAAGAAGAAATAATAAGTTTAAGAGCAGAATTTATATCTAAAAGAAAGTATATAAAAGAAAACCATACAAACACTTTAGAATACTATATAAAAAGAGGTTATAGTGAAGAAGAAGCAAAATTATTAAGAAGTAATAGACAAAGAACTTTTTCATTAGAGAAATGTATTGAAAAGTGTGGTAAAATTGAAGGAGAAAAAGTGTTTGAACAAAGACAAAAGAAATGGGTTAGAAAGTTACAAGAAAATTTTACAAAACTAGGTGATAACAGAACTCCCAAATCAAAGCACGAAATTGAATTAGTTGCAGAACTTTGTAAAATACTTGGCATTGAGATTCCAATAAAACAAAAGTTCATTACTTTTAATGATAAACATTATGCATATGACTTTGAATACAATCACAAGTTTATAGAGTATAATGGAGATTACTGGCATTGCAATCCTCAAATATATCATAAAGATTTTGTACACAGAACAAAGAAGATAACTGCTTATGAAATATGGAAAGAAGATGAAGAAAAAATGAATGCGGCAAAACAAAATGGGTATGATGTATTAGTTGTATGGGAAAGCGAATATCTACTAAATAAAGAATATATAATTGAAAAATGCATAAAATTCTTAAAATCTTAATACACATCGCACTTTATATATTAGATTCATTTGATAAATCTAAATATGAACTCGATAGCACAGGAAAAATTGTAAATTCTTTTGCATTAAAAAATGTAAAAGTACTTACTGATACTGGTTGGAAAGATGCGGGTTTTTTACATGAGACAAGAAAGTTCAAAATATGGACAATAAAAACAAAAAACCATACTTTACATTGTGCAGACTTACATAAAGTGTTCACAAATGATTTACAAGAGGTATTCTGTGATGAACTTAAAATAGGAGACAAGATTTTTACAGAAAATGGTTTAGAAGATATTGTAGAAATAAAACAATCCATTTTTTCACAGAATATGTGTGATTTAACTGTAATGGATGATAATTCAAGATATTACACAAATGGTATTTTGTCTCATAATACGACAACTTCTGCATTATTCATGTTGCACTACATTTTGTTTAATGTTGATAAAAATGCTTTAGTTCTTGGTAACAAGCGCAAGACTGCAGTTGAAATTCTCGATAAGGCAAAGAAAATCTTCTTGGAGCTTCCTTATTTCTTACGTCCTGGAGTAGTGAAATGGAATGAAGGTGAAATTGTGCTTGATAATGGTTGTCGTCTTATGGCAGAAGCAACTACTATCAATTCTGGTATCTCATTCACATTCCACTGCGTACTTGCTGATGAGTTTGCACACATCCAACCCAATATCATGGACAAGTTCTATAACAACTTGTTCCCAACTATTACGGCTGGTAAAGCACGATTTATGATTACATCTACACAAAACGGCTACAACTTGTTCTATCGTTTGTGTAAAGCTGCTGAGGCGCATGAGAATGAGTATTGGTTCTTCAAAACAGACTGGGATGAGGTTCCAGAATGGAATCCAGAAAAACAATGTTGGGAAGAGCGTGATGAAGAATGGCACAGAATGCAAGTCGCCAACTATGGTTCAGAAGAAGCATTCAATGCACAATTTGGTACCAACTTCGACGTCAACGCAAATACTCTTATTGACACTAAGATTTTGCGTCGTTTTGAAAAAGCAGGTGTAGAATTTGTAAGAAAAGAACTTCCAGGGGTTTCATATGCAGAACATTTCTATTTTCATCCCGATTACGATTTGTCTGCAATGAAACGAGACTTCTTTGTAATCACTACTGATATTTCAGAAGGTGTTGCTGGAGACGATACAGTATATATATTTAATAAGTTGTGCTTTAACTATGACACAAAAACGGTATATACTGAAGCGATGGGTTATTTCAAATACAACAAAGTAAATGCACAGCAAGCAACTACTGTATTGAAAGAATTCTGTTCAAATTACATGGACATCAACCGCTATCTAGTTTCTCTTGAATACAATCTATATGGTGAACTATTTGCCAAGTACATTATGGAGAACATTGAACGAGATCCTGCAAATGTAGGTCGTTTTAATGAAGACATCATTATGAAGTACTGGAACGAAGAAATGACTAAGTTCACATTGGGTAAGAAAATCACTTCTAAGACAAAACAATTAGGAACATCATTGTTCAAGCAATACTATGAGCGTGAAGAAATCATCAACTCTGCATTGCAATTTATTGCGCAAGTGTCAAACTTCTGCGATGCAAAAGGAAACGGTACTTATGCGGCAAGCTTTGGACACGACGATATGGTAATGGCGCAATTGCAAATGGTATTCGTAATTGATAATCCACAATACAAATCTTTGTGTCAAATGTATATTGCTACTTTGAACAATCCTGACTTAGATATGAATTCTGGTTATGATCCTTATGCAGATATGAATTCATTCCAGCAACAAATGATGCGAGGTGACTTTTTAATGGATCCTATGCAAAACGATTTGTATGGCCAACAAATGAACATTTACGCACAACCTAACCCATATATGATGCAAATGAGTCCGGGTGAATTGCAACAAAATGGTATGTTAGACCCATATTCAATGCGTAGTGTACCATCAAATCCTTATGATATGGGTATGCAATACGGTCCACAGGCAGTGCAAAATGAAAACTTATCTCGTCTTAGAAGAATGTAATTCGCTGATTTTCCAGCAATTAAAGATTTTTGAAAATTATCTTTATGATTATAAGTGAATAAATAAAAAAATTGAATAATTATGATTCTTAACGAAGTACAACAAAAGTGGTCTAAATTGATTACTGAAGAATACGGCATTAAAGACCCTAAGAAGTTGAGCTGGATGAGTCAATACGCACAAATTCACGAGATCCACGAAGGTCAACAACCTTGGGCTCAAAACGTTTCTGCCGGCATCTATGCTACTCCTCTTAACACAATGGGTATGGGTAACCCCCAAATGCCTTATGCAACTGATCCTGCAACTGGTAAAGTAGTTGGTGGTCCTGTAGGTATACCTGGTGGTAAGTTTGGTTCTCAACAAGTTGGTTCAGGTGATATACCAATGTCTACATTGACAATGGCTCTTGAAGTAGCTGCTGTAACTATCGGTCTTGAATTGGTTCCTGTTATTCCTGCAAACGGTCCTTGGGCTATGTTGTCTTACATGGTCTTCCCATATGCTGGTGGTAAATATGATGCAATTGGTAACTTGACATCTGTAGATGGTAAGGGTCCAAAAGCTGAGAACAAACCAATCTATATAAAAGTTGCTGCTTCATTCACAGATGCTGACTGGGCTAATGTAAGAAAATTGCGTCCAACTCCAAAATCTGGTGAACCTAACGTAGAAGTTGCTACAGCTAAAGGTAAGATCCGTGGTTGGTACATTGGTATTTCTCGTATCGATGCATCTGTAATCTTGGAAATCGCTGATGCTCGCAACGCTGCAAACGACGCAGACGCTTCTATCGCTGAAGTATTGGATGGTACTGCTGGTACATTGAAAGTTGCTGTAACAGGCGCAACATATACTGGTACAATCGCTGCTGGTACACGTGCTGATTTGGTTGCTGCTGCTGCAGATCACGTTCAAGGTTTTGCTAACTTTGCAACAGGTTCAGCCGATCCTATGAGTCGTGCAGAAAATGAGACTGGTGTTGGTAACACAATCGGTGCTCGTATGTTCACAAAACTCGTTCAAATGGGTTCTTTTGAAGCAACTGGTGCTGTAACACGTCAACAACTTCAAGATATGCCTCTTTACGGTGTAGACGTAATTGGTAAAGTTCTTGAACAAATCCAAAACACAATCTCACAACACATCAACAACCGCATTCTTGACAGAGTATTCCGTCTTG